CTAAGAACATTAAATATGACTTCGAAAGAATATTACGACAAATACGTAAAACTACCAAATGAAGAAGTGTGTTCTTGTGGAAATACTAAACTATATAGTGGTTGGAAATATAATAAATATTGTTCGACTCAATGTTCTGAACAAATTTCCGATAGAAATGTATATATTTCTAATAGATTCAAGGGTGTGGATAGATGCGAAAAGTTACGCATCTTGAAAGAAAAAAGAGGAATTGTTGATGTGAATGTATCTAAAAGAAAACTAACCATAGAAATCAATGCTAATAAATTAGGATTAACTGTTTTTGAATATCATTCTATAATTGGCAAGAGAGGTTCAGATACAATCACACAAGAAAATAGAGATAAATCGACGATAACTGCATTAGAAACTAGATTTAATAACATTAAATCTAACTATAAAGATTATGCTTTATTCGGCGAGACTATACGAGTTCAGGGTTATGAACCCCGTATATTAAATTATCTACAAACCATATTAGATGAGAATACATTAGTTGCAAATGGGAAAAATATTGGATGGTTCAAATATAATTCCTCTGATGGTAAGCAACATATGTATTTTCCTGACATGATCATACCAAATTTTATTGTTGAGGTTAAGAGCACTTACACATTTAACCAAAATAGATCGAATGTATTCAATAAAATAGGTGGAGTATTTTCTGATAATAAAAATTTGTTGCTTGTTATACCTTCAATTTCAGAAGTTCGAAAGAACAAACTTGATGGAACGAAAAAATTATTGGATTGGGCAATCAGCAGCCAAGCATCTAAGGATTACACAAATACTCCATTTGTGGCAATCTATGATGAAGGTTCAACGACTATCCTTATTGGAGTAGAGTCAAATGACTCGAAATGCCGAGGCTCTTCAAGAATTCTTGAAGAATGTGATATAGTCTGGTCTGCGGCGAAATCCGTAGCAGTGTAGAAGTATTATACGGGAATAAAATCATGAATTATTCTGAACATAACGTAGGACAATTAAATAGCACTCTCTGGAACTCTGGTTCCGATGCCAATAAAGAAATTGCCCGTAAACAAAAGCGCAAGTTGCATTTCTATGTAAACATTCTAGTGATCTCTGATCCTAAGCATCCTGAGAATGAAGGTCAAGTCCGTCTATTCAAGTTTGGTAAGAAGATCTTTGATAAGATTATGGATAAGGCACAACCGACTTTCGAGGATGAGAAACCAGTCAATGTGTTTGACTATTGGGAAGGTGCAGACTTCAAGTTACGTCAGCGTAAGGTTGAAGGATATCCTAACTACGATCAGTCAGTGTTTCTGGAACCAGCAGCAATTGCAGAGGATGATGAGACCATTCTGAAGATTGCAAATGCTCAGCACAAGTTATCTGAGTTCACAGATCCAACTAACTTCAAGTCATATGATGAACTGAAGAAGAAGTTGGAGATGGTTCTATCAACTGGTGGAGTTACTTCAAAGAGTGCTTCTGATATGATGGAAGAGGAAGTATCGAGTTATTCGCCTCCAGTTGCAAAGAGCAAGGCAAGCCCTGAACCAAAGGTGATCCGTGCCGCAACAATTGATGAAGATGATGATTCGCTTGCTTACTTCCAGAGCATAGCTGATGCCGATTAAATAGTAACTGCTCCAAGAAAACCACCTTCGGGTGGTTTTTCTTATGCTGGTGAATATCTACTATCGATATGACGGTTGAATGTGCTCTCAGGGTTGCGGGTAGTGTGTCTATAAACCGTGGCTTCATTCTTTGTATTATTGACATTAGTGGTTGGAGCAACAACAACATTGGATGTTCCACCACTTTGAGCAGCACCGGCATTTGCAGCAGATTTACCAGACACTATGGCAGCACTGGTTGGTTTTACTGCTGCAGGTGGTTTTGGTGCAGGTGTTGCTCCTCCATCTGCAAATGGATAGTATGGACCCAGAGACACCTCTGTGCCAACAACTGGTATCTTGAATTTAAATTCTGGGATACCAATACTCTTCAATAATCCAGTGAAACTTTCAATTGCAGATTTGAAGAAATCACTGACTGCGGTGAATACTGAAGTAATTGCTCCAATGAACGCCTTGACTGGTTTCTCAATATACTCCGTATAAAACCCAGCAACTGCATTTACAATACCTCTGATGGATTCCTTATCAAATAGTCCAAATGAGATAAACTCCAATATTGCTCCAAGTCCAGAGATTATTGCTTCCTTGATAGATCCGGATTTCTTGAATTCATCAAATCCCGCCATTAGACCCTTCACAATAGAAGTGACGATCAATATTGGCAAAGCAACTTTGGTGAGTAGTTTCATTAGATTTTTTGGATTGAACATTGCCTTGAATCCTTTGATCAAGGAAGACTTCCAGTTCTTTATTAGTCCACCAAATAACCCACCACCTTCATCTTTCTCTTCTTTCTTCTCTGGTTTGACCTTTCCTGCTTTACCTTCGCCTGTATTCTCTGCAATCTGTTTCAGTAATTTTGATTGTTCTTCAGTGGCAGCAATTTGCTCATCTCGTGCTTCTGCGTCTACTGCATCTGCCTTATCATTTGCTGTCTTTGGTTTCCCCTTCGGATTCTCTTTCTCTGGAGTTACTCTGGTATCAATAGAGGATAGTTTCTTCGCTAATTCTTCTCTGAATGTTAGTTCTTTAGTGTTGGCAAGTTGTTCTTCACTGAACCCTGCTTGCTTCATCTTACCTATTGCTTCTTCATTCTTCCTGATATCATTCTGAACCTTTTGGATCTTCTTCCAATCATCCGTGAGTCCCTTCATATACTTCTTGTTTTGGACTAAACTAGGATCAACTGCCTTCTCAACCTTTTTCCTGACATCTGCATATTGCTTCTTTTCTTCTCTATTCTGTAGCATATTGTCAAGCATTCCACCAGTGCCTTTCTTCACTATACCAGTCTTATCCATGAATCCACGCATAGTGAAAAAGTCCTTCACACTGCCCTTCATGCTTTCTATTTTAGTGCCAATAGTTTTTTGTTGGCGTCTTTCTAGGGCAGTTTCTGTGACGGACTTGATTTCATCCTTGGATAATTTTTGGATTACCTTGGTTTGATTCTTGATTTCATCGAACAGTTTCTTGGTATTGCTGGTTATGCCATCCCCAGTCTTTTTCACCAATGAGTCTGTGACTTTACTTACATTCTTTTCTATGGACTTTAGGGCATCAGTGGTGTCTTTCTGCACTTCAACAGACTTTGCTGCCTCTGCTGGAGTTGGTTCTGCGTGCTTGGGAATGCCTCTGGCAGACAGTCCCTTGAGTTGTTCCATGGAGATATGCTCAGTTCCATGAACAATCTTCTCCGCTGATTTCAACTTCTCTTGGGCACCGATTAAGTCCTTCAGATTGATCATTGCGTTACCTTTATTGTTTGCTTATTTTATTGGGGTTGTGTTCTCAAGTTTAATTTTTTATAAATAATAGTATACATTACCTATAATGTATGTCCTTCACGATGCAGAAACATCTAAGGACTCTAAATACTAAAAAGGAGTAGTCAGCATGTCTATTTATACAAATACGACAATACCACCCACAGTTCTATACATCAAACAGCACTCAGTTACAGGTCTCAAGTATTTCGGCAAAACAACCAAAAAAGATCCAGTCAAATATAATGGATCTGGTACAGACTGGATACTACACCTCAAAGAGTACGGATCAGACCACATAATAACTACCATTGTATTTGGACCTTGTACAGACCCTATTGCCGTATCAAAGTTTGCAATAGATTTTTCCATAAAAAATAATATAGTCAAATCGGACGAATACGCAAACTGCAAGATCGAAAATGGATTAGATGGGGCTCCTCCTGGACCTAATGGAAGGAAAGGCATTCCTAGTCCACTGAAAGGTAAACCTAGTGGAAGGAAAGGTAAACCTACTGGTCCTCATTCTGCTGAATCTAACCAAAAAAAATCTGAGAGGATGAAAGGTAAACCTACTGGCAAGAAAGGCATTCCTAATGGAAGGAAAGGCATTCCTAGTCCACTGAAAGGTAAACCTAGTGGAAGGAAAGGTATCCCCACTAAAAAGAAAGGCAACCCTAGTGGAAAGCAACAAAATCCTGCTTCAGAAGTCGAATGTCCACATTGTGGTCTAGTGGGTCGTGGAGGTGCTATGAAACGACACCATTTTGATAATTGTAAATTTAAAACAGCTTGAGTCCACACTATTTAGAAGATTCTATTCTTTGTTTCTCTTCTTCTAGATATCTTACCAGAAGCGATACATATATGTCTCTTTCAAACGGGATCATTTCCTCAATTTCTGAAAGCGAGTATTTATGATACTGCATCAGGGCAAATGACATCTGATAATAGTTGCTTAACGATTCATGGCTCAAGCAAATTAAAAAAAACTGTTCATTCCTTCCAGAACTTTGTGATGTGCTTTATTGCACACTGGACAAGTATAGTCCACTTCTTGCTTTAGTTTAGGCATTGTTTCAAAGAACTCTTGAACCTTGGCAAACTGTTCTGTGGTGAGGTTCTCAATAAATGCCACCAGTTCTTCCTTGGTTTGTTCCTTGGCATGGAACACTTCTGCTCCAGTATAAATTGATTCTATTGACTCAACCACTATTGATACAACTTGATCGAAGTCTGACTCATCGACACTATCAATCAACTTCATAATATCCATGGTTGGATACTTCATTATGAGACCAACATCATTGAATAGAGCAATTTTGTTTGTGTGACCAGGCACCTTTGTGACCTCTAGTTTAGTGAGATCAATCATTACCTTTGACTTTGCCTTTGGATCATCTGGGCAATCATCGCAACTGAAAATCAGTTCAACATTCTCGCCAACAGACTTTGCTCTGATCTGACAGAACAGATACTCAAGATCAAAGGTTGCGAGGTTATCAACATTCAGATCATCAATAACACATGCCTTCACGACTGCCTTCAAAGTATCAACCATGACCTTGATCTCTTCACTTTGCTGTGCGATCAATAGTGCTTTCTCTTCTTTCACAAAGAATTGACGGTACTTCAAACTCTTTCCTGTCGATGGTAAAATTAGATTGTAGACCGTGGCCACATTTTTTGGTAACATTATGTATTACTCCTTATTCATATTATGTAGGAACTTGTTCAACTCTGCCGTACTTCCAACGAAAATAGCATTGTTCTGCGTTATCTGCTTATTGCTTGATTCTTCTGCCTTGCTTGGTGTATCTATTCTACGTTTCTTATCGTGTAAATCTAGTAACTGAGTATTTACATCGGATAATTGTTTCATCAGATTTCCAACTACCTCAAATGCCCGTGGATGCTCAGTGGACTTGGCAATTTCCAGGGCATGGTACAATGCATCCTGTCCCTGTTGCAATAATGAGTGTAAATTGTTTCTAGTTCTGTCATAATCCGACTCAATCTTGTTGGATCCTTGTGGCACAACATGGTTGTCCACTGTTATTATATCACCTGTCTTTACTTCAGTAACTGCCTCAATATCAAACACTTCGGATAATCGATCATCTATTTTCATTTATTTTCCATTATTTATCATTCTCAAGTTTTATTATTTATAAATAATAGTATACATTACCTATAATGTATGTCCTTCGCGAGATTCCAGTCTCCAAGGACTCTAATACTAAAGAGGAGTACCAGCATGACTACTTATATAATACCACCAACAGTTCTATACATAAAACAGCATTCCGTAACAGGTCTAAAGTACTTCGGTAAAACCACCCAAGATCCACTCAAATATAATGGATCTGGTGTATATTGGACAGACCATATCAAGAAGCACGGTAAAGAACATATAATAACCACCCGATTATTTGGACCCTTTACAAACTCCATTGCCATATCAGAATTTGCTCTTGCATTCTCAAGAGATAATAATATAGTCGAATCAAAAGACTGGGCAAACATAATGCCAGAAAATGGACTTCATGGTGGAAGTTCACCTGGACCTCGTGGAAAGCAACAAAATCCTTCTGGACCTCGTGGAAAGCAACAAAATCCACATGGACCTCGTGGGCCTAGTGGAAAGCAACAAAATCCCTCAAAAAAACCTAGTCACAAGAAAGGTAAACCAGGTAAACCTTGTTCTGACGAAACTAAACAGAAAATGCATGATGCAAAGATAGGTAAAACTCAATCTCCTGAACACATAAAGAACCGTACTGATTCAAGAAGGAGAAATGAGAAGGAGAAAACCATTTATTGATCCTTCACATCACCGTTACTATTTATACCATATGATCCTTGGTAATTATTCTCCATGGCAGTTATCTTTTCCCTGCCCCTGGACCATGCAGTAACTCCAAGTATGGCACCGTATGCCATGTGGAATAGACCGGCACCCTGTAGGGTCAATGGCACCCACTGAGTGATTGCTATACCCTGATGTGCTTGGAGTATGCTCCAGAATATTGGGAACAGGGCAAAGTCCAGAACGCAGATAACCATATAGACCCATGCTGCTGCAGGACGCCATCTATGGTTGAACCAGTCGTTGAACTGTTTATCCTTGGCAACTGCCATACTAATTATCGTTGTAACTACTATTTCGTGGAGTGGGGCTTGGATGGACTGGTGGAGTACCTGTTCTGTTACCCAATCCCTCTGGATGTTGCGATAGATTCCGATTTACACTTTCCTGGAATCCAAACCATGAATTGAAGAAATTGGTTACTGGACTTAGTAAGGCACTCAATCCATACTGGAAAAATCCTGCCACGGTTGCTAGACCAAATCCACCATTTGAATTGATATTCTTGGTTATCATTGCCATATCGTTCTTTTCTGATCTCCAATACTTGTACTGGAATGTTATGGTGACCTTCATTATCTGGGTGTTGGCATAGTCCAATTGAATTGCTCCAATTGACTTTGGATATACTTCATACAGGTTCACCACATATCTCTCATTGTCTTTGGTATCATGCACGAATATCCGCATCTCAGAGATATAGTCATCATAGTACCGAAATGCTCTGGTCTCTGCATATTGAATGCCAAGGATCCAGTTATCAAACATCTTTTTCGTGTACATATCAGCATCAACATAGAATGTGGCAGTGATAGGTTCATAGTTGAATTCGTTTGGTATTTCTCGGACTTCACCAAATGTTCTGGTTGGGTTAGTGTTTACATTCAATCCAGGCAAACTGACTGAATCGCAGAACAATAATACCTTCTGGAGATTGGCATTACTGCGACCCATGTTCTCTGTGGCATATGCAGGTGGAGTGAGTAGTATGGCAAACCTAGAGGTTCGTGCCATGCCCGGCGCCATTTGGGACACTATATCTGCTGTTTTCATATTATCGGTTTGCCTTTTTAGTTTCTGCCCATACTGATGAGGAAGATGCTCCCACGAATCGTTCAACCGGTAACATCAAGGCAGTAGTCCAGTCTTCTGAATTTATCTTCACGAACGGTGATCTCACCTGAGTCATTAGGTAATGCTTGACGCACGGTTTTGCCAGATTAAACTTTGATGCACTACTGATCAAATCCCATGAATACTTCAATCTAGTGGTCTCATCGAACTTGGAGTTATTCTTGAACTGTAGTAATCTGTCCATTAGGATTGCTCTAAGTCTGTATGGTAGGTAGTGTAAATTAAGACCATAGAATCCACCCTTCACTGCCTTGAATGGAAATACTAGGGGAAACTTATCCCAATGTGGCAGTGTTTCCTTGAGTTTGGCGTCATACATGAATAGGTACATATTGCCTGGAATGATAGTTGTCTTGGCAGCACTCGGATCATTTTTCAGTATCTTATTTGGTGTGATGCCTTTCTTGGACAATAGCAATGCCTGCTGGGAAAACCATGCAGATGATTTCTTGGAGATGTTTCGGTCAAACCGATACTTCTCAAATATGTCTTGTAGTGAATTATTGTTTGCCATTATGTATTATTTAGTCGTTATAACCCCAGGTGATGTTCAGTTAGG